GAAACTACCTCATCAAATGGATGCTTACCCAATACACGAAGAATAGTATTTACTTCTGCAACAGTCAATTCAAGTTTAATCATTTTGTTTCCTATAAAATTATTTAAGTTTTTTACCAATATTGTACTTAGGTACAAGTTCCCACTGCTCTTTCTCTTTGAAAGATACTACTTTAATTTGAGATAGAGATGCTTTTTGCTCTGCTTGAGAGTTATTTAGAATCTTTAAAAGATCCCAGTCCTGAAGCAAACCAGAGATAGCATTTCTACGCTCAATATCACCTGACGTGATATTCGATTCTTTACCGTCCAGCGCGAACAACTCTTTAAAGTGAACGATAAAATACCTACCTTGCTTATGCAAGATATGGCATGATTGGTACAGTTTGTTTTCTTTTCTGGATGCGATGCCAATGCGAGTAAGTGTCTCACGAACCTTCAGAAAGTTATCTGGTTCTGGCAGTGTCACTTCAAGCATGGAATCTGGAGTCCAGTCGTAATAAATCATTTCGACAGTCATTATTTTCCACCTTTGTATAATTTTTCTTTAATCATTTTCATTTGATCATCTGTCAGAATTGTCAAGGCTTCGCTAGCTCTTTCTGAAGAATAACCAAAATATTCCATAACTAATTTTAAGGACTCTGTCTCGGCATCTTTTTTATGCCACTTAGAGAATCTCTTCTTCTTAGATATAGTATTTAGGAAAAAAGAAAACTGCCAGTCCTTTGGTGCTGATGAGTTACGATTCATCTCATTGGCGTAAAGAACTGTATCTGGAAAATAAGACAACCCTCTATTCACAAGGAATGGAACATAGTCTTTGTGTGCTAATGGGTCTTCGAATAAATCTTTCTTAGTTGTGTTGATTGCATTAATAAAATCAAATGGCGTCATGATTCGAAACCCCCATCACCCAATCTTCTGCGAAATCTTCGGCAGAATCAATATTGGTGAATGTCTCGAAACCATTGTAATCTGTCTCTGCCTCGAACACGATAACACCGTAACCTGTGTCTGTTTTATAGACCTTTGAGTTGCGTGTACCTTGTTGGTGGTTGCTAATAATTGTCGTCATCATATAAATCCTATCTCAATCAAATTTTTTGGAGTTACACCGAATGATTTTCCTGGATATACTTCACTAAGTTTCTTCTCTAATTCTTCTCTATCTTTTGCTTGAGTGATAAAGGCACTGGTTTCTTTTTCATATGCGAATAAAGTATCGTTATGTTTTTCGATAACGATTTTCATAACAGTGCTTTCTTCCTCATCTTCTTCCAGAGATTCCAGCAGTTTCTTCACATGATATGAAGCAACCTTTTCTCGAAAAGTCCAACCAAAATATGAACCGAATAAAAAGACGAAACCTAAAATAAGAAATTCCATATAATCCTCATTTGAATTTACATTGAGCCATAAGCTCAGTGAGTGCTGCCATGATATTTAGTTCATGATCAGCCACAAATGCTGCTTTGTATTGATAGTCTGCAAGAATAAGAACAAGCTGTGGAATACTATTGGCTTCGATGTTATTTGATGCGCTATCATATAGTTCACGGAACAACGATGTGGTATCAGCATCCGAGTTTTTAGCAACCCACTTACGAACCTCAGTGAAGTCTTTCTCTTTCAGGAGTTTAATCAAACTCTTAAAGGATTCTTCTGACATATTCAGAAGAATGCCAGAGTCAATCTTACCCGATACAGAGTAGCGTTGAAGTTCGTTTAGGATACGACGATAGTCAGGAAAGTGTTTCGTGACAAGTTCTGCCACGACTTTAGGATCAAACTCAATCTGCTCTTTCTTGAGAATAGCAGTGGCACGCTTAAAGAAAGTTGCTGCGATCTCTTGCTTCTCTTTATTGTCGATCTTGAATTCGATAACTGAACAACGACTGTGAAGTGGCTCAATGATACGATTCTTGAAGTTACATGTAAGAATGAAACGGCAGTTAGAAGAAAACTCCTCAATGAAAGCGCGAAGTGCTGGCTGAGTAGAGTTAGCTTGCAGATAATCTGCTTCGTCTAGAATGACGACTTTTTTGGAGTCTGTTAAAGAAACAGTTGACGCAAAACCTTTGATCTTGGTACGCAGTGTATCAATACCTGATTCTTCGGAGCCGTTAATCATTAGGTACTCGGCACCAATCTCATTACAGAGTGCCTTAGCAACAGTAGTCTTACCAACACCTGCTGTTCCGCAGAACAGAAAGTTAGGCAATTCGCCTTGGGCGATATACTGTTTGAATGTATTTTTTAGGGACTGTGGTAGAACACAATCATCAATCTTCTGTGGACGATACTTTTCCACAAACAAGAACTGCTCATCACGGGATTCAATCATATATCTCCAAACATAATAAAAAAGAGAGGGTAATTATACCCTCTCGTTACTTAGAACTCAAATGTAGAATCTGCTTCTACGGCGACGTAGTAAACCAAGTCGCTAGTTGGGGATTTAAATCGAGAGATTTTCTTGCTGGAGATGCTGACTTGATACTCACCTGGAAGCATCTTCAGATTCTCTACCTTCAGATTGACTTTGAAAGTCTTATCTGTATCACCGACTGGCTCGCTGAACGAGTTACCTGTGGCATTCTTTTTGTCACCAACAACTGCAGTAACTTTAGAACCATCACCAACGATTGATACGTCAGCTGCACGGAGAACTGAAGCAGTCTTGTTGATCATATTCAGCATAGAAGTAGTCATCGTGAAATTGATTTCTGCTTCAGGGAATGTGATAGCTTTCTGCGGTGCAGTCAAGACTGTGGCATCAGCTGCAAAGAACTTAATGTTACTGGAACCTTGCTTGATTGAAACAAACTTCTCGTTGAATTCCAATTCTGGGTCATCGAACAAAGACATCGCACCCAAGAACTCATTGAGGTCATAGATACCAAAGTCTGGGAATGTTTCTGATACAGTTGCATCAGCCATCACGTTCTTCTGTGCGCTAATTGTTGCTAGTTTATTACCACTTTTCAGTAACAGGTTGCTGTTAATTCCAGCAAAGTTTTTGATAAGGGCAACGGTTTCTTTACTTAATTTCATACTTTCTCCATTCAATTGATTACATTACTATGTATAAGAAGTATACCCCACTAAAGGGGTATACGACAAATTTATTTTACTTACCGATCATTAGTCCAGTCATGTTTGACGGAACAATAATAGTGTTGACCTTACCTGCTTTGATACCTTCTGAGATATTCAATGCAGCTTGAGCATTCATGTAAGCAATAGATGCCTGCGAGTTGCTGCTAAGTGCACTCATTCGTTCAGATTCTTTCTTCGCGATTTCTACTTCAGTCTGCTTGATTTTCAATTCATTCTGAGCACGAACATAAGCAGTTGCACTAGCCATGATTTCTGCATTCGGTAGAATATTACGAACCTGAACCACAGTCAACTGCAAGGCAGTATCTAGCTTCTCAGACTTGAGTTGTTCCAGAACACTGTCACGAATCTGTTCTTCAATCTTGGCACGATTATCTGCGACTTCCAGACTCTTGTACTGACGAATAACTTTGTATGCAGCGTTGTTAACCAAAGTGCTCATGTAGTTAGCCATCAGAAGAATGTCTCCACCCTTATCCGTGAAGTGGAAACTACGACTCTTGGTGCTGTAAATCTCAGCAACCGATGATGGGTTAATACCATATACCACAGTCAAGTCAAAGTCTGCCAGAGCAGAATTGTCTGATGTCATTGGTGTTTTATTTTCCAGCGTTACAGTAATGTCTTTGGTTGGGAATTCAAGAACACTACCAACCAGAGTTTGATTCCAAGAACCTGGCATAAGTTCAGCGCCTTGGATTTCTTTACTGGCGTTCATTCGAACACCAACTTCACCAGTCTCGATACGAGTGCAACCAGTAACTACAAGAAGGGCAGCAACAATAGCAGAGATTTTCAATACGGAGTTCATAATTTTTTCCTTAAAACAAAACGACCAATATGGTCAAAAATACAATAACAATCAAAGAGATTAACAGGCTATACGAAACAGTTTTGATAACTTCCCATTTTTCTTTCCCACTCATCATACGAAAGATTTCAATTCCCATATAAAAGATTCCAAACAGAATAAAGAAAGTTGCGATCATTTTAATCATTTACGAGATTCCTTAAATGACTTAACGATAGATTCATGTTGTTTATCGTCGCATTTAAGATACCATTCCTTTACATCATGATGTACGTTGCCGTCAGAAACAACAGGCAGCAGATAACCGATAATAGTATTCGGCATTCCATCGACACCAATGTTACGCTCTACACTAAATGCCTTGACTGCAGTGAAATCAAAGAAAAATGTAGACGAACGAGAAACATCAGTTAGATCTTTAATCTTATCTTTAAGATGCACCACTTCATTACACTTACGTGTCAGCTCATTTTCAAGACTATCAATTCGTTGATTCTTCTCAGCAATATCACCATTCTTTTCCCAAGACCACATCATTTATTCTCCAAAGAATATTTCACATCATGCTCATACAAAAACATTAGGCAACACATTGCATGCGCCAAGTGGTTTTTACCAGTTTCGGGATCGTTTTGCTCTCCCTCTTTCCATGCCCAAAGATGCCTTTGCATTGCGTCAAAGTATCTACGTTTTGAGTCAGGAACTTGTTTCCAATTATCTGGTTCATATTTCTCTGCGCCAAATGTCAGAATCTCTACAGTGGCTTTCAATGCCAGTGGAGGCAACAAACCATATTGGAGTTTGTTGCCATCAAATTTTCGTCCACCAGTAGTTGCCAATTGTGACGCTTTCACTTCTTCAGGTGTAGCCATGTATTTCTCTCCAAATGAAAATAAAAATAGACACTCCGAAGAATGCCTATTTGTGACTCACTTAATTAGGCTGTACGAGTAAATACAGTTGCGCCAGCGACGCTATTTGCAAGGGTGACCATCGCACGGGTTGGGCGTCCGATACGATACTTAGCAACTTGGCTACCATTCACAACTGCATCATTGGCGTAGACGCAGTAGCCTTGCTCACGCAGGTTACGAATAGCAGAAGCTGGATGTGCAATACCGAAAGAAGACTTGATCTGCTTAGCAGTGAATTCTTTACCTTTTTGCAGGTGGGTCAACAGCACGTTTTGTTTAGACATAATAACTCCATAATTAACAACCATCTATAAAAAAATCGTCTGGGGCGATGGCAAAACCCCAGACGACAGGTAAACTAATGTTTAGACGCTGATACCATTCTCACGCAGGATAGCGTTGAAGTCTTCGATGTCTTCATCATAGGCAGGTGAATCATCGATGATCTTCTGAAGGCGCGAAGTCTCCATTGCATCTGACGATGCAGCAGCAACTTGCTTAGGTGCTTTAACCTTAACAACTTTAGCCTGAGCAAGTTTAGCAACTTTGGCTTTAGCCTTTGCTACTGGAGCAATAGACTTCACAGCAATTTCTTTGGCGTATGCAGCCAACTCGAGTTCGGTCGGGACTGGCATCTGATAGACACCACGCTCGATTTTATTCTTGGCGAACAACCAGTTAGGGTAACCAATCTTCTCACCCTTGGCACCAGTACGCTGATCACGCAAGGCATAATAAATTGCAGCGCACTCTTTGAGAGTAATCTGTGGGTCAGTTTTGTACTGCGGAGCAGACTCAAGAACTGAAACAACAAAACGCTTTTGGGACAGGGACAAAGCAGCAAATTTCAACATAATATATTCCTTAAAAGGTTATCAAATTTTCCAACACAACGAGATCTATTATACACTAAGTTGGGATTAAAGGCAAATCTTATTTGCAATAACCCCACACTTCGTAGGGGATTAGAACGGGATCTCGTCGGTTGGCTTCGGAGCAGCGACAGCGATCTCTGGCGCGACTTCAGGTGCAGGGCTAGAAACCTTGTCGTACAAGTCGATGAATGCAGATTTCGTTGCAGCATCGAATCGGTTACAGCACAACTCTACTGCCTTCTCGCGCTTCTTGAAAATCGCAAAGGCACGTACAATGTGAATCATACGACGAGTTGTAATAGTTTCATCCACTCCACCATCCTCGAAAGTACGGCGAATTGCGTCTGCCCACTTTACGAGATTCTCTGCAAATTCATCATCAGGACACTGATATGTTTGCATCAAATTCTTGATAATCTTCAGTTCAATTTTAGCATTTGGATATTCCTGTTCGAATGTAACAGCGAATCGTTCCAAGAATGCTTCGTTCAAAATGTTCGTACCAATGTAACGTCCATCGTCTGAACCTTTACCCTTAGTGTTTGCAGTGGCAATGATATTGAAACCCTCTGTAGGAACAATCATTTCATTCTTCAGTTTGAAGTAGTATGGCTTGCCTTCGAGGATGGGTTGCAAGCAGAGCAAAGTATTGGCAGAGCCAGCATCAATTTCATCCAGCAGCATGGTCGTGCCATTACGCATGGCGATAAGAACTGGACCTTCAACAATCTCCACGTTACCTTCGACAAGAGTCTTGGAGCCAATGAGTTGTTCTTCGTCCGTCATCATGTTAAGGTTAACACGAATGAGTGGCTTCTTATGCTTTGCACAAATCTGTTCAACCATGGTAGATTTACCATTGCCAGTTGGACCAGAAATGTATGCTGGATAAAAGATTCCAGACTTGATGATATTCTCCAAGTCGGCATAATTACCGAATGGTACAAAGTTGTCATCTTTCTTTGGAATGAGCGCAGCGGTATTGGTGTAATCCACCACAAAGGATTCTTGTTTCATTTCATCTTTCGGTTTAAGTGCGGTATTGCCAACTACTGCACCACCATCAACTGCATACAAACCACGACCAACTTTGGTCTTCATAAGCCAGAGCGGATATTTGTCAGTATTGAGTGCCTTCATGACGCCCAGCAATTCAGGGCGACTGACTGTGCCACGACTGGCTACATCAGGATACATCTCATTCATTTTTGCTTCAAAGTTCTCGCGGAACTGGGTGTCAGTCTTTGCCATCAAATTCTCCATAATAAGTACATCTCTCAATCAACAAAGTCTATTATGCCCTAATACGGGATTTAAGACAAGTGTTTGTTACAATAACCCTACAAAAGACAGGGGAATGAAATCCCCTGTAAAATCAACAACTTACGCAACCAGAGCCACGAAACGATTGAGTAGGACTCGGCTAGTTTTCTTGACATTCAAGAATTTACTGAAGTTCTTTGCAATAGCTCTAGCATTTGCAGACGAATCAACTTCTAAATCACCTTCAACAATTTTGGTAGAATCTTGGGGAATTAGAAACAACTCATCACGTCCAGTATTCTTAACGGAAGCGAATCCATTAACACGGAAATCTTTCTTCCATGCTTCAATAAGATTAGTTTCATCACCTTTAAATGATGGAAGGTTTGCATTCAAAACACCACGCAAATCTCGCCCACGATTTTGGCAGATATGGAAACCAACCAATGCAACATTATAACGATCCTTAATCATTCGCAGAATAACTTCGGTCTGAACATTACTGTGGCGAGAAAACTCATAAGTCTTTTGAGTAACTTCATCACGAATCAGATGTTTAATCTTAATTCGTTTGTATTGCCCATTAACAATCTCAGTACGAGTTTCATCAAGATAACTACGACGTTGTGTACCAAGTGAACCACCTTCGCCGTCAGTCAATGTAATGAAAGTCATCTTCTCGATATTCTGATTCTTGATATAATTTCCAATTGTATTATAGCAATAAACCAGTGCCTCATTTAGTGGAGTGCCACCAGTAGCATAACCTTCATTCCAAGTGAATTTATAATTCAAAACACGACGAGACATTGTATTGAATTCGCTTGTAGTCATCTTGTTTGAAAACAATTCAATCAGATTGAAGCCCGTAGTATTAGAAAGAACATCGTTCTGCATAGATTTCTTAACATAATGCGCATGAACTTTTTGTTCGTAAGCAGCATCTACATTCTTCCGCGACATTCCACTCTGAGTATAATCAGAAGTGAAAGCCAATACACGATAAGGAATCTGAACACGATTACAAAACATGGCAAGATTAATAACCTGTTTCAATGTATCCTGAAGAACATCATTCATTGAACCAGACCAGTCCACCAACATAACCATCCCGTGATTCTTACCTTGTGGCAAAGAAGTCACACGCTTAAACAAATCATCTTGGAGTTTGTATGCATAGATTTTCTTCATGTCCAAAGAACCAATCTTTGAAACTGCAGCACGTTTATGCATCTGAGCAGACTTCTTCATCTCGAATTCTTTCACGAGATAATTAACAGTTCGCATAGAGTCAACTTTGAATTGATTAAATTCTGCGACCTGAGCTTTATCGTATTCGCTCAGTTGGGCTTCTTCCATGTAACGTGTGGTGTAGTTTCGTTTGTCACTGTCCCATGCTTCTGGTGCCAGTGTTTCATTTAGAACTCGCTTGTAACCAATGACTGGATCTTCCAGATAATCATTGTCGAATTTCCAGTACTGATACTCTGTGCTGTCATCTGCCAAGTCTTCCAACTTATCTGCAAACGCACGCTCAGTCTTGGATTCTAGGTCTGGCTCATCTTGTTCGTCTTTGCGCTCATCATTTTCTTGTTTAGGCTGGGACTTTTTCTTTTGAATTGGCTCCATGTCAGTATCGTCATCTTCTTCGTTGAAGTCAGAATCCGAATCGTCATCAAAGTCAAAGTCATCCATAATAGAGTCTTCTTCATCTTCTTCATCGTCATCATTGGCAGGTTGATTTTGCGCTTGTTTCTTGCGCTCTTCAGCTTTCTCTTTAGAGAATTTGTAAACATCATGTGCCAAAGCAATAACGTCTTCAACTGTTTCGGTGCGCTCAGCACGATTCACCAGTGGCTTTTCATCTGCAGTGAATGTGACACCACATGAGAATCCAGCTTTGAAGTACAGATTCATTTTGTCAATGAGCAGCAGGTCGTCAAAAGATTGAACCTGTTTAACACCAAAGAAGTCACGATCATTCAGCTGTTTATATCCTTCGTTCATTCTCTTACGGAGTCCAGGATATTCACGTTTGATTAGTTTCTCGATACGTACGTCTTCCAGTACGTTGAGATAAGACATCATCTTAGGGTTTTCTTTGATTGGCTCCATGTATTGATCCAGCGTATACTTTGCGTGACCAACTTCGTGACCAATCAACATGTCTTCAATTTCTGGAGTCATGTCTTTCCACATTGGCAGTGTGAGCACACGTGCCTTAATGTCAAAGGATGCAGTACGTGCTCGGGCACGAACCACCGAAAGGTTTTCATTGGCAAGAAGTCTTGCAGATAAATCTGTTGCTTTAATTTCCATAATATATTATTCCTCAAATGCCATGTTGTGCTCAACCAGTGTTAGCAGAGTTTCGATCTGCGCACGATTCGACAATGTTAGATCATTGCAGAATTCCAGTTCGTCTTCAATACCGTAGCAACCAGCCAGTTCCGCAAGCTCAAAATCCGTGAAGTCATTCCACATAATCTATCTCCCATTCAATAGACTAAATTATGCACTAAAACGGAATAAAAGACAAGCCCTTTAAAATTCCCTGTGAAATCAACAACTTACATGCCCCTACGAGAAGTAGGGTTATTAAGAGCCTGCAATCACAGAGAAATCATTGCGCTTTTCAAACCTAATCACCGAGCGGAATTTATCGAACAATTGATCACCCTTGTGAGAGATCACGAAGATGTTTGTATTTTCACCTAGCTGATTCATTAAATTCAAGAAGTAATCAGTGCCAGCAGTGTCCAAAGATGAATCAAAAATCTCGTCGAGGATTAACAGGTTTGTATTGACAGAGTTTTTCATCTTAGCAACATGACGCCACGTGAATAAGATTGCAAGATCAATACGCATCTTTTCGCCTTCGGAGAAAGACGCATAAGTGAAGTCATCACGATAACGAGACTTGACGATCTCATTGAAAGATTCATCTAGCTCAAAGTGGATGTATGCATCCATGGCATTCAGATACTTGTTGATCAATTTATTCATTGAAGGTAAGTACTCACGAATGATTGCAGTTTTAATGCCAGTGTCCTTCAATAGGATATTAGCAACTTCTTCCAAGTTACGTTGTTCCTGTAGAGAAGTTTTTGTACTGATCTTTTCTAATGCATCTTTTGCGAGATCTTTTAGCTTGGACTTCTCTTCATCGATGTTAGTTGTGTCAGATTTAAACCCTTCAATCTCAGCCTGGATGTCTTTGATCTGTTTGTTGAGTAAGGTGACTGTTGAGTTTCTTGTAGAAAGTTCAATGTTTTTATCGGTAATCTTATCTGCCACTTCTTGAATCTTAGTGAGTTTTTCATTAAGTCCAGTGAGTATGGCTTGGAGGTCATCAACTTTTGAGTTGTTGTCCAGCAATTTCTCATTAAGATGTTTAATAATTCCCTCTTTGTATTCCTCTGCAATATCTTGGTTGCACGACGGACAAACATCATGTTCTGTAAAGAACTCTGTATTGTGCTCGCAAGTTTCGATTTTCTGCAGTAACTTTGATCTAATTGATTTGGCTTTTTCAAGGTCTTCATTAATTTTATCTTTAGTTGAGATGCTTGTTTTAAGATCACCGATCTCCGCCACGATGTTAGTGATCTCGCCCTCTGTCTTAGAAATCTCAGCTGTGTGAGATAAAATCTTCGATTCGTGGTTTTTAATAGTCTCGGTTTTTGCATCGCTGATAGTCTTAATTAGTTGGGTTTGAGCTTCAACTTTTGTTCGTGCGTTGGAGATAAGAGATTCAATACGAGTGATCTCCTCTTTGGTTTCTTGAACCTTTCCCTTTAACAATGAATTCATTGTAGAGAAAATACGAATGTCAAGAATGTCTTCAATAACTTCCCTGCGCTGCGCCGATGTTAGTTGCATGAATGGAACAAACGATGCGCTACCAAGAATAACAACCTGCGTGAATGTTTTATAATTCAACTTTAGGATCTGTTGTTCAAGAACCTTTTGGTAATCTCTTGATGCAGCGTCTTGGTTAATTAACTCACCATTCAGATAGATCTCAAAAATGTTTGGCTTGATGCCACGAACGATTTTATACTCTTTAGAGTTAACGCTGAATTGTACCTCAACGAGACAACCCTTACCATTGATAGAGTTAATCAGTTGATTCTTGTTGATGTTACGGAATGGTTTTCCAAACAACGAAAAGCACAATGCATCTAAGATTGTGCTTTTACCCTCACCATTTTTACCGATGATAAGAGTTGTGGTTGACTTGTTCAGCAAAA